TGCCAGGAGAGTTGAAAGTCTTAGCCTGCTTCATATTTGATTCAGCATTTTCCATTTCTCCAGGTAGGTATGGGTATGCAAATCTATTCATTGGGAATAAAGCAACAATTGATTTAGGATTTCCATATTTTTTAAAGTAAAAGAAACACTTAGCAATCTGCCCAGCCATAGAATCTCCTCCAGTGGCTAAAGAAGAAAAGCTTAGGTTTAGTTTATTTGATAAGATGTAGGTATATACATGCTCTAATGGTAACCCATCCCCTCTCGTAAATGAATCTCCTATAAATAACAGATCAGCTTTATTTTCAAATGGTTGGCTTCTGTACCCCAAATCATTTTTAGCATACTCAATGGGAATAATGTCCTCGCTATGTGTGCCGTATCCAGCTAATCTTATATCTTGAATTAAAAGATTTTCCCAATTTAGCATTTGATTTTGTTGAAACATTTTTCCTCTTTCTATAACTTAGTTAATTGTACCCCTGGCTGGGATCGAACCAGCGACCTACAGATTAGAAGTCTGTTGCTCTTCCGCTGAGCTACAAAGGTCTAGTGCGACAGGTAGGACTCGAACCTACGATTACCGAATTATGAGTTCGGGGCTTTAACCAACTAAGCTACTGTTACCTTAGTTGAATTATACTTTTATTTTTCAATATCGTCAATAGATAATTTTATTGCTAGATATTCTACAATTGGATCATAATATTCTTGCTTCATATGATCATTTAAGAATACATTAATTGGTTTTTTAGGTTGCTTGTAGGGCTCTATCATATCATCGCCTAAAATTTGCCTTGTATTGATTGGCTCTCTAAGCCCACGCTCTTGACATTGTTTTTTAAGTTCATCAACAAATAAAAGATGCTGTTCGTGTCTCCGCTCAAACTCTATGTCTGGATCACTCCTATTTTCAACCCACCCATTTGTAATGAAACAAATAAACTGGGGCAAAGGCTCCATGAATACAACCTCACATTTATTAAATTTTTTTAAAACATTATCAATGTATCTTTTAACAACTTCTTTTGCATCGATATAGCCTGGAAGATCAGTTTGAGGAAGCCAGTTTCTTATATCGATATACCCTAGCCACGGAACTACTATTCTTCCCTCTTCATTCCATTCGTCTAGTTGCCTTTTTTGCGTACCAGTTGCAAAATTTTCAAAATCAAAATTTAATGCGGACCTGCCTGGGTGAGAAGACATCCATAGCTGTAGGTCTTTATCTTCATGCGTTTTTAAATAATCTTTTAACCATATATCTCTGCCCTCTTCAACAATATGAGTTACATAATTTTGCTCTGAATATTTATACTCAAGCTTTCTATCTTTAAAGAAGAACACGTCTGGAACACAATTACCTATTTTTGAAGTATGTGAGTCTCCTATTACTAATATCTTTTTCATTTTTTATCTGATTACCTTTGTATTATACATTGATTCCCAATCTTTAATATCATTTTCATCGTTAAGTAATGGCTGGCCTTTTATGTTCAGGCTTGTATTTAAAAGGACGGGAACTCCAGTTTGCAGATAGAATTTATTTAAGACTCTCCATAACCCTCTATGCTGATTCTTGTTTACAGTTTGAACTCTTGATGTTCCATCTATATGAACAACAGAAGGAATTTTCTCTGGCTGTAAACACTTTACAGTGTATTGCATGTAAGGAGATGTAAAGTCCATTTCAAACCATTTGGACGCACATTCTTCCATGACAACTGGTGCAAACGGCCTAAATAGTTCACGCTGTTTAATATTGTTTACTTTATCCTTAATGCTTCTATCTCTTGGATCTGCCAATATGCTTCTGTTCCCCAATGCTCTGGGACCATATTCAGCTCTTCCACTTGCAACCGCTACAATTCCATCTTTAAGTATGCCGTCAATTATTTTTTGAACTGGATATTCTCCGCCTAGGTCATGGCCTAAGTACGGATCTTTCCATTCAATATGCTTGCCATACATTGCTGCTGCTGCTCCTAAAGAGCTTCCAGCATCCCCAGGGTTTGGCATAATCCAAATCATATCAAAGATTTTCCATAGAAGAGTATTTGCTGAAGAGTTTAGAGCGCATCCGCCCATAAACACCAAGTTGCTTTTACCAGTTATTGATTTTGCCATACGCATAAAGTCGTTAAGTCTTTGCTCATAAACCATTTGCACTGCCGCTGCAATGTCAAACTTATCTTCTTCTGAAACCCAGCCCCAGTCAGTAATTCCTTTATGAAAATTATATTTTTGATTAGTGTATGATGGGAAATAGTCGTTAACTTTTTTATAATATTTAGTCCAATCTCCATATGCAGCCATGCCCATCATAATATACTCTTCTTGATTTGGCATTAGTCCTATAAGTTGAGTAAACGCTGAATAGAATAAGCCAAAGCTGACTGGGTAGTTTTGCTTATACTTTAATTTAATTTTATTGCCCTCACCCACCCATATAGTAGATGTGTTATATTCCCCTATGGCATCTAGAACTACTATTACGGCATCGTTGAATGAGCTTGTGTAATATCCAGCTGCTGCGTGAGAATAATGGTGCCCAAAAGATTTATGAGGTAATCCATCGATCTTAAACTTAGGGCTCCACTCTCCTGAACCACCCCTTAGAAATAGCCTGGAGGCCTTTAGAAGAGGTTTCTCGTAGTAGGCTATAGCATCAGGTAGCCCGTAAGACAAGGCATCTTTAACTAAACTATCATTCACATACCAGTCGTTCTTTTGCTTGCTATATCTTTCGGCATGACCAGCAAATAGGATACTTCCATCTTGAATTAAAGATATAGAGGCGTCGTGAGAGGTCTCATTAATACCAAGTATCCTCATTAATATATAAACCTATCTCTTTTTTTCTTTTTAAATTTTTTAATAAATTTATATATATAGTATCTTATAACTATCACTCTGTACCCCTTATGTGCTTTAAAAAAGTTTCATAATAATGTAAGTGCCTATGTGATCCAAAATGTGCGTTGTGTACTCCATTTTGAACATCTAGAGCTAAATGAAACTCTGGATCATCTTTATTTTCTAAATGGCAATCTAATATGTTGTCGTCTGGATCTTTAACGGTATCTATTTTTAAATCATAATCGTAGTCAAATTTATAAATGTTCATGTCAATATGTTCTTTAAAATAATTATTATATTTCATTAGGTTAATAGTGCTATCGGTTCCATGATCCCAAGTGCCCCATACAAAATTAATGCCTGCATTCTTACAGTATTGAGAAAGAAAGTGTATGCTTTGTGACGAATACATGTGTGCCATCTCTACTGGAATTACATCTTCGGCCATTAGTGGTCTTTTAAAATACTCTTTCTTGTTTTGCACAATAGAAGTTTTAGAAACAGATGCGTCAATATACAAGCTATTTATATACTCCATTGCAGAATAATTATTTGGAAGGTCTAATATTGCAGACTCAAAAAAATCTTTTTTATAAACCCTATCAAATGGTTCCGTAGTAAATAGATCTTTGTTTACAAAAACTTGAATTCTTTCAAATGGTGGGAAAAGACATATTATGTTCTTGGGGTTTCCGTACTTATTTATATAGGCAAAAATTTTTCTAACCTGCCCATTAATACTATCTCCAGCTTTTGCAACTGAGGCATATCTACCACCTAAATCAGACATAAGCCTGTTGGCCCATACGTTATTTTTTGATAGCCCCCAGCCTTCTGTGACAGAGCAACCCCCAAATAAAAAATCTAAATCGGTAGTAAATTCTGGCGACCTAAAGCCATATGAATTAAATTTCATGTCTACGCCGCCTTTATGTATTATTGCTTGGCTCTTAGACAATGGTATTTTAGAAAATCCATTATGATAAATTTTTTCTAGTATTTTTTTATCAAAATCTACTAATCTCATTTTATGAACCTATATCTGATTCCACTATCTGCTGAACATACTCTGAAAAATGTTTTCTTATGCTACCCATAGGTCTAGATCCATAAGACTCCCATATTCTTTTGTACTCTATTATGTTCTGCAATGTAGTTGGGCACACCACAATACCATTATAAGACTTCATGGTTATTGGTAGTGGTACATGCTTGCTGCAGCATTTACATTGTTTTGCTAGCTCTTGGTATTCGCTCATATTATTTGCATCCTGTCCATTGCTTCTCTTAAGTCCTGGGGCATTCTCGGTGCCCTGATCAAATTATAGGATGTTGTATCTGGGTCATCCTTGTCCCCAAAGTCATTGTCATAGCTCATTGATTCATAGGTGTGTACATTTATTTCTTGATTATTATCAAATCTAGTTCTACTAATTGAATTAAATATAGCTCCACAAGTAGCATCCGCCAAGTCTTTCGATCCCTTTCTGGGGTGGTCAACCTTGTCTCTCATGATTCTAAGCTGGCATAGCTCATCTATAAGCAATGGTATATGTGGACCTATTAGTCTTTCTTCCGCCACAATCATTGCCATATCGTCATAGTGTTTTTTAGCGACAGATAGAATCTCTGTATTGATGCCATATTGTTTTAGTTGTTGCATCATATCATGAGAGTTCCATCTGTCAAATGTACATATTGCTATATTAAAGCCTCTAGTTTTAAGAGAAAGAATGTAGTCTTTAACTTCCGTAAAGTCAACAGACTTGTCTGGTGTTGGTGTCCAGTACCTAACAGCATCAACCTCAACAATTGGAGCTGGTTGTGAATAGGTGTCTGTGACTTTTACGTTAACCCATTTATTAACATGTGCCATTGTTACTGCACAATGGTCATGCTTCTGTGCCAAGTCTACGTGTATATAATATTTTTTATCTGGGTCGGGCAAGAACCACTCTTCAAGTCTGCCAAAGTTGTCTACAGCAATTGCTCCCACATTAAATGCTTTTTCTACTTTTTCTCTTGACTTAAAGAATGCGTCTACAGCATCTGGCGGCATGCAAGCAAATCTTGAAAGAGCATCTGTTGGGTTTGTATAGAAGGCTGTCTTGAAGTCGTCAATTTTTCTAACTGGATTGACTTCCCAAGTTGGTCTTTTAAGAGCATAAACTTTAGGTATCTTGTAAGATACGATATGATCTTCTTCCCATTGAATCTCAAACTCATTGCCTTCAGTTCCGTCTGGCAACTCTTCATACATCTTAAATTTGTGATCTCTAATTACAGTTTCTTTTTCTCCAATTACAGCGTCGTACCTTTGCTGAATATAGTCATTTTTAAATCTAGGAAACGATAGCAAGATAACCTTTCCAAAGTCTGGGAAACGCGAGTCTACGGATGCCCTGTACATATCATACACTGCACTACCTGTTTTTGCTTGATCGTGGCCCGTGGTATTTTCAATTGCAAAGCCAGAAATTTCATCTAGGATAACAACAATAACGTTATATCCTTCCCAAGCTTCTCTTTCTGAGTGACCTGAGTGTACTGTTATTGCTTTACTAAATTGAATTTCAGAAGCCTTTGAATAATATTTTCCTATAAACCAGGGCGACTTATCTATTCGGCTTTTAAATCCCTTAAAGAATACATTGTTTGCCTGCTGTGAGTTAATGGCGATATTAATAATATCAATAGAATCCCCTGGAGGTTTTCCATAATATGTTGCTGGGTCCTTCAAACACAATAGTAAATATACTATATATGCAACTGCAATTGTTGAGCAGTAATCTTTTCCTGAACCTTTGCCGAGTTGGGCAACTACTTCATTTGCTGTCTGTTTAAATCTTATTGTGCCTTCTTCTTCTCCAAACAACTTCTTTAGTGTTGACTCTTTGTATATCTGAGAGCTTTTTTCAATTAATGTATATTGATAGTCAGAAAGTTCTGGTAGCCCTAAGTAATTAGGATCATTAACAAATGTACGAAGATCAACGGGCTTTTCTTCAAACTCTTCGCCATCTAAAATATCAATTAAATCTGAAAAATCAAACGACATCAGCGTCCTCAATTACAATTGCTTCAACAATGCCTGTAATTTGAGAAAGTCTTTTTGCAACATCCATTTTACATTTAGGACAAGATGCGGTTACTTCTTTTAATATTCCAACCAAGATCTCCTGCTTACGCTCTGTCTCTGCAATCTGAGATGCTATCTGAGTGTTTTCTAACACGCCTATTGACTGTAGCATTGCTATTCTTTTTGTTTCTATATCTGCAATTAACTTTAAAGCTCCTGCCTTTACGCTCAGCTGGCCCTGTGTATCTGCATCTTCTACAGTTTTCCAGGCTTCTTTTATCAGCATTGCGTAGTGCTGGTCTGCGCCAGATATAGCCTCTCTTGCACGGTCACGAATATTGCTGTCGTTATGAACAACAGACTTCCATTCATCAAGGTACTCTAAAACTTCTTTGCGTGAGAATCCTGTAAGCGTGGCTATCTGAGTTGCTGAATTGCCCTTTAAAAGCTCTTCTACAACTCTATTCATGCGGTCAAAATGTACTGCTGGCTCTATTTCGCTCATATATAAATTATACCATGTTTTAGTTGACTAAGACTTATTGGCAATTTTTAAAAGAATTAGGTATCCTATTAGATCATCAATATCATTGTCTCCAGGAAAGGCCTGATCATTTTGAATTCTATTTAACTTGTCATCAATACGAACTCTAATTTGCTCCTTTGAATCCGCCTTTGAAAATATACGAATTGGATCTAGCGCCGAGTTTCCATACGACACATTCTTTTTAATTAGCATCTCTGCCATCTCTAAACACTCAACAATAATTTTTTGTCCTGATGGTGCATCTGTTGCAATTAATTGAAGGTCGGTTATCCATGCCTGGTACCCGCCCGATTTATTTGGGTAGTCGCTCATTTTTTTCTTAGCAGTCCAAACTCTTGTAAATATCTCTGTATAGTCATAGCAGAGACACCGCACTCTTTACCTATTTCTGTAACCGTTTTCTTTTGTACTATGTACCTTCTGTACAGCCAATCTTTACTCTGATAAAGTTTCATCGCTTAGTAAGCACCTGATTGCTATAATGTGCAATACCAAAACTATCTGCAACATCAAAATCCGCAATTTCTAAACCATATTTCTTGTTAAAGTAATCAGCAGTTCTTTGCTTCCTCATATTACGTAATTGATTTTTATACCATGAATCTGCATAACCTGGGTTTGCCAGTCTTATTCTAGACTTTTCATCCTTTGTTGGATTCTTGTTGCCAATGTACGCCTGCCACGAGGATGGGCTAATAGTAATAACCTTAGCGCCAGTAGACATAAGCTCAGCAATAACAACTCCATAGACATAAGACAATTTTATCACAGCATCTGGTGATCTGACAAGTATGGCTCCCTCTACGGCAATATAATCACTCTTAAGCTCATCTAGCATCATTGCCATTTTATTTTTTGCATCATGAATTTTTTCATAAATGTCTTCTCCGACAAGGTTAATTTTCCCCCACTTTAAAGGAACATCGTCTTCCATTAAACAAAAGGCTATAGAGTTTGTTGAGGCATCGATACCAAGCACTCTGTTTGCTTTAGTTTTAACTAGGCTAGCTAATTTCATTTATAATTTCTGAGATCATCTTTTTAGCCTTAGTATAATTAGTTTTTGAACAAGAAGAACATATGTTTTCCGTGTTATATCGACTTAACTCAGACTTGCATTTTTTGCAATTTCTCAGAGCTCCTTTTTTAATTGCCTTCTTTTCATAATACTTATCCATGATCCTTTTGTTTGTTGCAATTCTGCAACACTCATCAGAGCAATATTTTTGATTATGTGTTCTTGAAACAAACTCAGACATGCATTCTTTATTTGCACATATCACAGTATAAAATCCTCATATAGCTCTATCTGAACAGTCCCGATTGGGCCCCCTTTTTCATAGCATTGTTTCTTGACTGGACAATAAGTGCAAGGCATCTTTGATTTAGTTGCTCCTGCAGGTCTCATTGGAAGGTCTCCATTTTTAAAGTTATCATAAACTTCTTGCATCCATAGGAAGGCATTTTCAATTAGGGCTTTATTTTTTTCGTTCATAGATATTGGAATGATAAGGATCTCTTGAGTATTTTTGTTTTCGTACAGAAAGAATCCTTCTTTGGCATTTTTTAACTTCATATAAGTAAGCAGCTGAAGCATATGATTTGAAGAAGATTTCATTTCTGACTGTCTTGTGTCCCACACTTCTTGCTTAGCCGTCTTAATTTCTCCAATGACTGTCTCGCCATCGTACTCCATAATAAGGTCAATAAATCCTCTGATCGGAGGATATTCATTAATAATCTCTTCTTCTTCTGCTCTCCATTGAGGCATTGTCTTAATTAAATTCTGTAGTCTTTCATGTGCTTGAGTTCCCTGTGCCATATTAGCAACTGCAACTGCATCGTTATCATCAATAAAAACTGCGCCAGAGAATGCCATGTACCAATATCTAGGACACTTTCCATGACCGTAGCCCAACGAGCTTGGACTAAATGACTTTTTGGTCATCTCTCCGTCTGCTCGTTTAGTATTACGATATGACTCATCAAGAAGTTGAGCAAATAACTCTGGATCAAAAAACTTTCCCGTATGCTTTTTAAACTTAAGATTCTTTACAATATCTCTAGCCATTTATGAGTTATACCTAACGACATACTTAAGTGCATCTACAAGTTTGTCTATGGACTCCTTTACTGAGTAATAGACGTTCTTCTTGTTATTGTTTACGGTTCCCGCTTTATCTTTAGCAATAGTAGAATATACAGAGGCCATTACTGCAAACTTGGTAGACATTGCTTGAAGCTCCATGATCAACATAGGGGCTTTTGCGGAAGGAACTTCAGGGTTCATTAGTATCTTAACAACAATAGCCAAAGCCTTGTCTAGGTGTTCGTCTTTCATGTACTCATGAAGGTCATTGAACTCTGTAATATCACTTATAAGCTCAAGTGTGTTTTTATCTTCCGCCATTTTTAATCCTCTTATCCCATTTGTCTATAAATAATCCTAGTGGATAACCTATTGATAATCCTATCATAATCCCGAAAAAAAAGATAGTCATAATGTTCTCCCATCTATATACACATCATTATCTTTATTAACGCTGACTTTTACTGCTGCGTATCCATTATTGTCTTTTCCTTCTCTAAGCAACATTCTTTCTTTATTGCCCTCATCTACTTCACGCTTTTCTCTTTCAGATTCCATTTGTTTCCATACATCTTCTCCGTACTTTTCTTTACCCGCAAGCCACTCTGGAGACCCATCGTAATACCAAGATAAAAATATTCTTGAAAGGTATTTATTGTTTCCAGAATCTACGGGCAATGCTGCATGCCAGAACGGGTGGAATGAAGGAAATATTGTCATGTCACCAGCTTTAGGCTTATAGGTAATAACCTTGTCTTCCTTATCACTTAAAAACTGAATCTCCCCGCCTTCATAGTCATCATTTAGGTAAATAGTTAAAGACAACATTTGTTTGAAACCTGGCTCTTGCTCATTATATCTCGGACTATCTGAATGAAAATGAATTGCAAATTCTTTTTCAGGATACAGATCATGCTTAAGAAGATCGATTTGTTGAAGCACAAGAGCTCTTGAATCTTTGTCTGTTACTATATCAGAAGTGTACTGTTTTAATAAATTAAAGTTTGTAACATATTCTGGCCAATTTACTTCTTGCTTGTAGTCTTTAATGTAATCATTAAATATAGCATCAACAGCACTTACTATGCTGCTCTTCATATCAACCTGATCAGAAACTATTTGTTTTTGCTCTTCAGTTTTAGATAGCTTTATTAATCTTTCTCCGTATAGATCAGGAGCAAAGTTTGTCATTATTCCAAAATCATACCACTTAACCCAGTCACGAATAAAGCCTTTTCCAGTGGCGTCGTACTGGTCTAGCGGATCGGTGTATGACTTTTTAACAACGTCAAGCATTTTATCTACATCTTTAAAAATATTTTTATAGACTACTACCCCAGGCAAAAGGACATGCTTATCCATTATTTCTTCCATCTACATAGATATGGTTTTCTTTAGAAACTTCAACCTTAATTGCAGGATTTACGTCCTGCCATTTTGTTCCTTCAATTCTAACTTCACGATCATAGATTCCTGTTGATACCTTTTCCTGTACACTTTCATCTACAATCCTAAGCCACTCTTCTTCTCCGTGAGTTTCTATTCCTTCAAACCATTCCTTTGACCCTGGATAATCCCACTGAGCAAAAACTCTAACAAAAACCTTTTTGTTTCCTTCAGTTACGGCCTTTGCTGAATGCCAATAAGGTATTCCAGATGGGAATACCGTTACGTCTCCGACCCCTGGCTTGTATGTAATTACTTTTGGAACTTCGTCAATTTCATTCAAGAACTCAACTTCTCCGCCAGTATAGTCGTCATTCACATAGATTGTTATTGTAATAATCTGTTGGGCTCTAGGCTGTCCTACCCTATGCTTATGTGCATCGGTGTGAAATGTAATAGCTAAATTCTTTTCTGCGTGAATGTCATGCTTTAGAATTTCTATTACAGAGTAGTGCATCCTTCCAGCGCCAGGCTCGTTTAGCTTCCAGTTATCAATATACTCTGGCCAATATCCTGAAGCTGACCATTCGTCAATATAGTCCTTAAATACAATAGAGAATATGCTGTAAAGCTTTTCTCTAAACTCGTATAAAAATTTTAAGTTTTCATCAGAAAGATTCTCTGGCATTTGCTTAAAATTAAAAAATGTTTTCTTTCCAAAGGTGTGCCACGGGACCCATTCGTTTAATGGGGACACGTCTTCTTTTTCTTGAGGCAGGACTCCATGGTTGTCTCCTCTTGTTGAAAGCTCTTCATGGGTAATTGCAAATTGACTTGTGTCATTCTCGTACAAATCCATTAGGTCATAAAACCTCTTCAGATCTTCTTTGTTAAACATGTCTCTATATATAACTACTTGTGGCATTACTTGATACTTATTCATGATTTTCCTCCCAGAAATGTATTAGATCTTCTAATACTGCCCACTCAATAATTCCAAGTCTTACCTTAGAATCAGAACCTATAATAATTTTTAATGCTGGATGCATATCTCTATTTACTTTAAATGTATCGGTACATATTTTTGCCCAATTGTCTTTATTTAAATTAAAAGATGTTCCTGCTTCCTTGTAATCCACAAGGAACTGCTTCCACTGTGCATCACCTTTTTGATAGTTACCTCTGCCTGAATTCTTTTGAGCTTTAGCACCATCTCTTTTTACTTCTGATCTTTCTGACATTATCCGATCCTATGTATTGTTTCATGGCCATCGGAGCACGTCCACTTCATTATTAAATTTTTAGAGTCCCACAACCCACCATCTACATCGATCTCACATTTAGAGCAAGGCCTAACGCCTTGAAGTTCTTCAAATGTAGAATCAATTTCCTTCACTTGCTCTTTTTTTAAAAACTCGTTAAGATTTGGCACTTATCTCCTCTATTAACTTATCAACAACTTTTGGATTCTCTCTAAGATAAGCTACCGCCTTTGCACGGCCCTGAAGTCTTTCTCCATTAACAGTATACCAAGCGCCACCCTTTTCAACTGCTCCCACCATCTCGGCAACATCAAGAGTTTCTCCTACTAAATCTACACCTAGAGATTCTCCTTGATAGTAGAAATCGTATTGTCCTGAAAGGTTAGGGGGGCCGAGTTTGTTGTAATCAATAATCCAATTGACTGGCCTGCCAACTCTTTGTTCAATGATTTTGTCACCAACCTTAATGCCTGCCTTAATCGCATTTGCTTCAGCCTCAGAAGACCATAACTTAATGACTGTTGAAGAAAAGAATTTGACTGCCATTCCCCCTGTTGGGATATGGGAAGCATGCATAGATCCAAATTGATTTCTTTGCTGTGAGATGAGTACCAGTAATGTGTTTTTGTTTGCATAATTTAACATCTTGACTGCATGAGTCATATCCTTTGCTTCTGCTCCGATTTGCTTGGTGTCTTGCAAATCTTTCATTTCATTTCCATCTTTTTCAAAATAAATTGCTGGCAATAAAGCTGAGATTGAATCTACAATAATAACATCTACCCCAGCATCCATGAGTTTTGTAGCAACGTCTACCATATCATTAACTGTCTTAGCTGGAGAATAGATAAGGGAAGATGAATCTACTCCAAGCATCTCTGCCCAAGACTGATCGTATGATGCTTCAGCATCAATCCAAGCACAAGTCTTTCCTTCTTTTTGTGCAAGCGCAATCATCTGTAAACAAAATGAAGATTTTCCTGCGGACTTATTGCCCCAAACCAAAACCTGTCTTCCGTATCCAAGACCACCTTTGAGCGCCATGTTTAGGCCTATGCTGGGAGTTTTCTGCTTATCAACTTTAACATCTTGTGCTGCCTTTACTCTTGCTCTAGTTTTTGGATCTAGCTTTGCTAATACATCATCGATATCCATAAGTTAACTCCTATATAAAGGGCTATCGTGATCTACGAATCCCACTTCAGTTTGGTTCCTTGTGCACTGATAGCCAACAGCGTTATCTGGCATGTCTCCATCCATTAAATATTTTAGTTCAAACGAAAATGAATCATCATCTTCGTTATAAGTTATTAACATAGAGCTTCCATTTTTATAAATAAAATCATTAGGCCACTCTTGCTTTTCTGTAATCAAGGACATAAAAACGTCCCTTGGCACCGAAAGCTTTCCGTGGTGCTTTAGTATTCCTACAAAAGCACTGGTAGCCCTGATCTGATTAAATATCTTTTCATTTATAATTTTATCTTGTTTGCTAGTCATTTTTATTCTTTCTTTAATACAATTATATCATTAAAACAAATTGCCGTGAAGCCTTGGTCTTACCTTATTTTTTTCAATTTTATTAAATAATACCTCGTCTAGACTATGGCTTACAAAACCAGCATTTCTCATTGAAGCATATATATCAAGAGTTCTAATTAAAATATCGGAAATTTCTTCTACAATTTCTTCTGAGCCTTTGTTTTTTCTTATTGCTTCCAGGACTTCTGTTACTTCTGAATGAACTAGGGCAATCTTGTTGCCAAGAACATCAAAATTCTTTGGGGCATCCCAAAACCCTTTTTCTATAGCCGTTTCATGAAGGAGTGCAGATAGAACATCAAGTCCATAATCTGTTACAAGCTCTATATCTTTATTCGAAGCTTTCAATGAGCTGGTCGTTATTGAACCCTGATTCATTTTTTCCTTTTAGCTTAAACTTAAATGATTGACTATCTGAGTCGTAATCAACCTGAAGCTCTTTGTCTATTGTTGCTGCGTTAATAAACAAATCGCTAGGTACTGTAATTTCATTTTGCATTTCTAATATCGCAACTAATATCTTTGATACATTTAATGATGCAAAAATATCTTGTTCTTGTGTCATTCTTTCTCCTTAAGGAACTTGATACCATAGACATTCCATGGTCTTCTTATTGAAAAGAAACCTACTGTTTCACTATTGTTTTGAGTATGAAGACCTTCTTCATAACTAACAACCCTCATTAAAATTTTATCTGTTTTTGCATTATAAGAAACATTAACGTGTCCGCCAACATCCTTTATGTAGTCATGAAAATTTGGATCATACGGATTAACAGATGTGTCTTGAGGTGGCATATCATATTTATTTAAATGAATTAAATCTTTTCTATCAAAAACAAATTCTCCAAGATTTTCAAATAAAAGGGTTAAAAGAACAGAAGAGTTTAGCCTATTAAACATTTCTGTAACTTGAGCATTTCTTCTGTCTGTCTCGTCTCTAGTTAAAGTAACTCCATCGTCATGGTAAATTGATGGTGTCCAATCTTTTTCCATATTAAATATCCATTCTAGGAATGTGCATAGTCATTCCATCTTGATCTTAGGCAAACATATCCAATACTGTTGCCAACTCCTACAAGTGCCTCTGCTTCTTCTCGTGACATAAGATTAAATGTAAACACCTTTTCTTGAGAGTCATAATCAATCTGTGCGTATCCACCAGACTCTTTTATGTAGTCCATGTATGTGTCCATGTAGGTATCTATGGCATTAAAGTCTTGTAAGTCCTCGGGCTTGTGATAATTTGTTATCTTGTCAAGCTCTTCTTTTGTAATAGAAACTGGGCCGACTGATTTTAAAACTGCTGTCAGCAAATTGGAAGCATTAAATCTTTTTACTAGCACCTCTAATGATGGCGGCTCTTGTGTCATTCTTTTTCCCTTTCTATATTTTTTTTCTTATTTTTTTCCTTAATACTCATGCTTTCCCATTCATAGTGTAAACCTCTTTCATGTTTAATATAGTCCTGCAAAACATCATTTGTAATACATTCGTGACACGCACACTGGCTTGGGTGCCCAGCAATTATAGGCATCAATGATGCCAGCACGTCTTCTATTCCTAGGCCCGTTCTGTAGAAATGGAATCCAACCTGTCCTAGGTTAGCACCAAGCACAAATTTTAAACCATCTACGAACCCTTGTAGGTTATAGTAATCTTTTAATTGCGATGTAGATAGTGGTCCGTCTTGCAAAAAATTATCTTCCATGTTTTTACGATTTGCAATTTGAAGAATAAGTTCAGTTTCAATAAATTCTTTTGTATTTGTCATAATATTTCCTTAATGTTTAATGTGCCATCATCTAGCTTTGCTAGCTTAACTTTACATTTCATTCCCTCACGCATTTTAGCAAGAGTCATTTTGTACATTGCAGGGAATGCAATTGCTCTAGTTAAAACCTTATTGCTATCTGATAGCACTATATGACTCATTTGTTTTCCTGCCTTAGTTGTATATGGGGTAAAGTTTACCACAATATACTCGTCTTCTTCAAGGTCATAAGATTTGGCATATAGATAGTCGACAAATAAATCATTTGATTTTGGATCGATATCGCTGACCTTAACGTATCTTGCAATACGATTATCTCCAACTAATATGAAATACATTTGATTAGTTTCAATCTGGGTTTGCTCTGTATGGAATAGACCTACGGTTCCCGTTTCATCCACCAGCTCTACTCTAGCCCATCCGTTGCCACGCTTAATTGATTTGACCATTCCAAACATAACAAATGATCCGAGATCGTCAAAGTCTTCAATAGGTCTAGCCTGGGCTTTAATTCTAGGTGGAATTCCTTCTAAATTAAAACTTGGAATGCTTAGGTATTCGTAGTAATTGTCTTTTTCATTTCCTTGCCTTTTGTTATCAGGGAACGCAGCACCGCCGATGGCGTTAAGAGCAGCAACAGCACGGCTATTAATGCCAGAACCTTTCTTTGATGCCTTCTCAATAAAGTCAGCATAATCACTGTATGGTCTTCTTTCTATTATTTTATTTGCAATGCTATCTGAAATAAACTTTACTTCAGATAATCCAAATCGAATAGAATCTTTTTGTAATGAAAAATATAACTCTGATTCATTAATATGTGGAAGCAATACCTTAAGGCCTAATCTTTTTGCCTCAATCAAATACTCTGTTCTGGCGTCTTTGTCATTTTCATTTTTAAGAATCGAAAACATGAACTCAAGCGGATAATAAAACTTAAGCCAAGCAGTATAGTAACTAAGCATAGAGTAAGCAACAGCATGGGAGCGGTTAAAAGAATAACCAGCATGCGCTTCAAAATCGTGCCATAGCGCTTCGGCTTTTTTCTTAGTAATGTGTTCTGAAGCCCCAGTAACAAACTTATCCTTGAACTGGTCAAATTCTTTTGCATCTTTTTTCTTTCCAATAATCTTGCGGACCTTATCAGCCTCTGCCCAAGTCATACCACCCAGGTGTACACATGCTTGCATAACCTGCTCTTGATATATAATAACACCATATGTGTTCTCGGTAAAAGGCTTCATGATTGTATGCATATAGTCTACGGCCTCATTGCCATTTTTACGATTAATGTATGCCGCCCCTACTGTATTCATTGCGCCAGGTCGTACTAGGGCGTTGGAGGCAGCAAGATCTTCAAATTTATCTATGCCCATTTTAATCAAAAGGTTTGTGTAAGGTGTTGCTTCTGCTTGGAACACACCCTTTGTATAACCATCATTTAGCATCTTATACACATCGGCGTCATCCATAGTCATTTCAGAAAGATTTATTGTCTTGCCGTGTCTGTCCTTAATTGACTTAAGAGTGTCAGAGATCACAGATAAAGTCTTGAGACCTAGCGCATCTAGCTTAATAAGACCTATATCTGCAACCGTATCCATATCGTATGCGACGACTGGAATTCTTCCTGATACCTTATCCTGGGAGTCTTCACGAGATTCTACTGGTGCAAACTTTCTTAAATCATCTTTTGCAACTACTACTCCAGCGGCGTGTACTCCAACAGATCTGATTCTTCCACGTAGTCTATCGGCAAGCCAAACAACTTCTGGATATCTCAATCTAAATTCTTTTGTATTTGGAGAATCTATAAAGTCTTCAAATGTATCTACAGACTTTAATGCACGGTTAACTTCTTGAAGAGGAACCATAAATACACGAGCAGCATCTCTAACGACACCCTTGTCCTTGAAGTAAGTGTATGTAGAAATAGAAGCAACGTGTTTAAACTTCTTTTTTAAATAGTCTTTAACTTCTTTTCTGCGACGGTCTTCAAAGTCAGTATCAATATCTGGAAAGTCATTACGCTCTTCATTAATAAATCTAAAAAACAAAAGGTTATATTTAATTGGATCTACATCTGTAATTCCAAGTGCATAGCAAACAAGTGACCCTGCTGCAGAACCACGGCCTGGGCCAACACGGATATCATTTTCTTTTGCCCAGTTAATCATGTCACCAACAACAAGGAAATAGGAGGCAAAGTTTTTCTTAGCAATAATGCTAAGCTCTTCGTTAAGCCTGTCGATATAGGCAGGATCTGAAGCCTTCTGAAGGCTCTCTAAGCCCTTTTCAGCCAGCTCCCTTAGTCTTTCATCGGCATCAGTCTTTGGCACTGGCAGGAGGTCTAAGCCCTGATAGAAATCATATTCTTCTATCTTGTCAGCAATTTCCATTGTATTGTCATAGATGTCTGTTCGATTAATTCCAGACTTATTGAAGTCTGCTTCTATCTCAGAACGGCTTTGAATAAATAAATTCATATCTTGAAATGATATTCTACGGTCAGGATAAAGATAGTTAAATCTATCTAACATATCTTTCATATTTCTAGACATATCAAAGTCAGCATCTTTATCAAACTTAGGGGATGTTGATAGAATTAATAATGCTTCTTCTAGAATTCTATCGTCTTCTTTAGCAAAGTGAGCATCTCCTGTTGCCACCGCCTTAATTTTAAGTTTGTCTGCTAATTCTAGAAGGGCAGAGTTGATCTCCACAGGGTTATGTGATTGCACTTCCACGTAAAAATCTTGTCCGAAAGTTTGTTTAAAGCCTTTGAGAAGAAGTTCTGCTTCCTCCATGTTACCTTTATCGATAGCCTTACTA